GCCTCCAACTGCTCATTCGGCACGCCAATTATCTGCGTCTTCACCGGTCCAGCCGCAGGCATCAGTTCGCCAGCCGCGACCGCCTGCCACCGGATGACAGCCTCAGCCATCAGCGGGTCAAACACGCCGCACGCGCCCTGAAACGGCGTCGAACGGTCCTCAATCTTCAGGCCCAGCAGGTTAATGCCCGCCTGCAACTCCGTTTCCCAGCCGCCACGGCTCTCACGGTCCTCGGCGACCCCCTCAAGCAGCGTCTCCGCAACGCCGCCAAGGTCGCTGTCCGAGATAAACTCCGCGAGATTCGCCTCGTGGTCGTCCGCAGACACATCCGTTTCCGCAACGGGCGCGAAATCAATCTCAACGCCGCCGTCGTCCATCTCGGTCATCAGCATCCCGCCGTCCAGAATACTGTCGTCCAGCGGAATCTCAACGTCGATCTCGTCAACGGGGATTTCAACGTCAACACCGCCCATGCCCTCAAAGGCAGGACGGAGAACGTCGGCTTCGGACATTGGTTTGCGCGCCATAGACTACCCTACCATTGCTCGTGTGTGACTGCAACTGCTTACGCGCCAACCTGCACAACGCCTACAGAGGCAAGCGTTTATTTTTTTCTTTTAATATACTCTGATAGAGGAACCCAAGATTCAAGAGCCTTGTCATATATCTCCGCGTCTTTTGCGGACACAGCCTTCTTGGCTGGAACAAGGCCAATAGGAACGCGCACTGTGTAACCGCCTGAACCCTTAGCCCAATCTCTACCAAAAGTACCAGACTCATCAGCAGCAGACCACCATTTGGTGTTATCTGAAAGACCGCCCGCCTCGGTATGTTTTGTGCCGCCTTTGGGGTTTATGAAATGCCCGCTCTTTAAAACTGAATCCAACTCCGCAGAAGATATTTTTCGGCTAGCATGAGTCACCTGCTCTGGAGTGTTCAAAGCCCTGCCAGAAAGGATTCCTGTTTTTGCCGAAAGACTTGCCTCCGGGACCACAGTGTTTAAAACGCTGGGCCTAAAAATTGCAGCCTCCTTTGCCATGGGTGCTACAGCCTTTCCCAAAAGGCCAGCAAACGGAAGCGATGCCAATCCAATGTTGGCATAATCTTTCAGGCTTCCGCCGTGACTAGCTATCTGTCTGACACCCTGTTCAGCCGCACTCAAATTAGTCAACTTTTCGGGAACCGTGGCAAGCATCTGGGCCTTTCGAAAAGCATCCCGTGAAGAAAGTCCCTGACTTTCTAATATCGCACGCAAAGGTGCGCCAATAAGCGTGTCGCTTAGTTCCTCCATAAGCGTCGGGCGATAGGCAGAGACGCTGCTTCGCGTGTTCTTTAACCTATCTGCCATGAAAAATCTCCCTGTTCATGCGCGATCTTATCATCGCCAGAACCCTCCGTCTATCACCTCAGTAAAACGCAACGCGCTCACTCGCACTCGTATCATACCGCTCCTGGTATGGGTCTTCCGTATTCGCAACCCAACCGCTCGCCTTGATACGCAGAAACGCCATCGTCATCGTATCAACCCAATCTCGCGACTGCGCTGCCGGGAACTGTACGCACTGCTCCAGAAACTCCTCCGCGAACTTCCGCAGGCGATCATACACCGGACCCGCAGCCGGAAGCCAGACCCGACCGTTCTCAATCAAATCCGTCACCAGCCGCACACGCGCAATCTTGTCCCCGTACTTATCCGGGTTAAACCCCGTCGCAATAATCCCAGCCCGCGCCAGATCGTGTATCAGCATCTGACCGTTCGCCTTCGCCTCGACCAGCACCGTATCCGGCCTTCGCGACGCAACCGGCCTGATCGGCATCTCGTAATTGTCATCCTTATAATCCGTCGCCAGTCGCTGCACCATTCTCCGCAGGACCGGCCACTCAACACGACCGCGCCATGATGATAGTAAAATAACATTCGGGATTCCGTGTTCGTCGTCAAACACGCCCCACGTCGTACTCGCACTGAACGCCGAGCCTTTGTTCGCCGTCAACGCCGTATCCCACGCCTGAATAACGTACTTCACCTTCGGCGGATCACGGTCGCGCCACCACTTAAACCACGTCTGGTCAATGATGCCGCCACTGTCCACCACCGGGTTCTGCTGATACAGCGACGCCCACATACGCGCCGTCGTACCCGACTTCTTCCGAATGGCCTCCAGACCCTCCTTGCTGAACTGCTCCGGCCACAGAGCCTCGCCCACCTCGCGGCCCAGAGGGTCGTTCTCCAGCGCCAACGCGGGCAGCACAATGCGGTCCCACTTCTCGCCAGTCCCGTCCCGCTCCTCTTGGTCCAGCAAACCAAAGTGGTCGCCCAAGTGCCAGCGCGTTCCAATCAACACAATCGGCGTGTCGTCCCCCTTGCGCCGCGTATAGAAATCCGCCTGATACCACGACCACAGCTTCCGACGCGCCGACTCCGATTCCGCCGCCTCGATGCCCGACAGCAAATCATCGCCCATCAGCAAATCACCGCGCCGACCCGTGACGCTCGCGCCAACAGCCGTCGCCTTATAGCCGCCACCGTCCAGCGTCTGCCATTCACCGGCTGCCGTCTTATCCGTCGATATGCCTGAGTCCGGGAACAGTATCCGATGCTCGTCGGACTTCATCGTGTTCCGCACCTTCAAGCCGAACGAATCCGACAACTCCTGCGTGTGCGTCGCGGCAATCAACGACTGCTCAGGATACCGCGTCAGATACCACGCCGGGAAGTGATGCGACGTAATATGGCTGTTATGCGTCGGTATCATCGAATGGCCACACAGGAATAGATGTGACTCGGCCTCTACCTCAATGCACACAGTATCCGCCACGCCAGCCGGTTCAAACTTCATGTGGCGATATTTGTAATGCTCCGCGTCCCGCGCTCTCGCCTTCTTGCGAGGCAGGTATGCGGCGTTCTTGGAATAGAAACTTACGCGATAATGCGTACCGTGCTGCTTGCCATTCAGCATTGCAGGCCCGCTGCACATACCCGACTTCAGGCCAAGCGATGCCGCGAGTTTCATAAACTGCTCGGCGAGCGAAAGGCTAATCGTCGAGAACGATGCCTGCCCGGCCTCGCTTACAGTCCCATCCGTGTCCATCAACCCGTGAAACAAATCCCAACGCTGCTGTTCGGAACCCCAAAAGTAATCCTCTGGAATGTGCTTGTTGTTAATCACGCCCAGCTTTCGCAGGCGCGTCGTCAAGCAATTAGGACGGTCTGTCCAGCCATGCGGGCCAACGGTGAATGTAATAGCCCTGCCGCGCGGCTGCTTGTCCACGACGATGCGCCCACCCTCTAACTCCCGAAGACGGTCAATAATCTCGTGGTCCATAGACGTAAACTTCGCAATGTTGCTATGCCCATCCCCCAACCAGCAACCCAACACATACGGATGTACAATGTACTCACGCTCGGGCAACTGAAGCGCACCAGCAACCATCACCTTCGCAGGGCGCTGGCCTTCGACCTGCTTGTTATACAGGTCTTGCGTTTCGTAAATCTTCCACACATTGCGCTTGCGGCAACGCCTCACCGCCCAATCGTGCGCCGCGTCCGCGATAATAGAATCGCCCTCCTTCGTGGTGACGCGGAAAACCGGCCTGTCTTTCCACACCGGAGACACTGCGATAACGCGCGTCGGGACACCCTTCTCATCGAAGACGTAATCGCCTGCGCGGAGTTCCCCCATCATGCGCCAGCCATCAGGCGTTGGAATCGGCGTGTCCAGAGCCAGCGCTTTCCCGTGGCCGGGTGGCATGGAAATCATCAAACGCTTAATTTTTCCCGCCGCGACCTGCTCCAACTTCTCACAGATAACCCGCATATGCCGTGGCACAGGCAACCCGCTGACGTACTCGATATACGCCGCAAGACCCTCACGCGCAGCCCTACGACGCAGCAATTCCGCCGCAGCCGTCTCTGCCGTAACCGCGCCTACCGGCTCAGCCATGCATACAGCGCCCATAAAACAATACCGCCAATCGCGGCTCCTGCGTCTCTACTCATCGGACGCACTCACCGCATCAACCGTCACCGTCAGCGGGCGACCTATCTTACGCATCGTAATCGGGGGTGGCATCGGCGCGGGGGCGTCCATAACCTCACGGCCACTGACAATCTTCATCAACTGCTCATCACTCAACTCATTAACAGCCATCCGGTGCGTAACATTCACCTCCTGCGTCAACAACCCCGCCAACTGAGCCTGCAACTTCTTCGCCGAAATCGCCGAGTTCCAATTCCCATCCTCCTCCGCAGCCTCCGCAATCCGCTGCATATCGTCCAGCAACAAAT